GCTAATATCAATTACTAATTAAATACAAATATGGCAGACCGAACCCTCACGATTAACCACGCAGATGGAGACAGTGAAACTTATACTATCAACCGTGACAAGTTCGCGGGGGTTCGGAGTATGGTTAGAGCGGTTAACGCCTTACCTCTTACAGACTCCACTACCTCAATCCAAGTAACCGTGGCGGGACACGCTGACATTAGTGGTATATATACAGGAACCACTGCAGCAGGAGCCACTTGGAATCAACAAGGAGGTAATGGGACGATTACCGCTCGTTCTTTTAACGAGACAGATGGCTATGAGTATCTACTTGAAGACGGAAGCGATAGCGACCCACAGTATCTCCTTAATAACAATGCTGGCTTCACTGACAGACCTTGGAAGGCAACCATTGATACAAGCATAACGATTACTGGCATCGCAGGCACAGAGACAATCACAGTAGACCACACAGCGGTTCCTAAAACCGTAGCCAAAGAAACAACCTTTGGTGGTTCTCAAAGTATTACCATCAAGAGGGACATCGAGCCACTACTAAGTAAAGTAGTAGGTGGAGCAGCAGCAGCATACAGCCTCCGCGACCTCAACGACAAAGCAGGGAACAACAAGGTTGTTGAAGTATTCCGTTCTAGCGACAATACGTCTAGGGATTTCTTAGCCAAGGAGGTATCCAACGGAACGCTAGAAGCTTGGGTTGGAACAGGTAATGATGGCTTTGTATCCAAATGGTATGACCAGTCAGGTAACGAACGACACGCGGAACAAGGTGCATCTACTAATCAACCTAAGATTGTTAATTCTGGTTCGTTAGTTAAATTGAGTGACGCTCCTGCAATTAGCTTTGATGGTTCTTCTCAATGTTTAAGTACAACTGGATTTTCCTTTTCACCTTCTGGTGATTTTCTTGCTGTAACAGTTTCTAAAATATCTAATGGTAATCTAATTGATACTAGAGACGGGGGCGGTGATGGATTCTTTCTTCAGCAAGGCTCAACTTTTAGGCACAGGTATAATGGAGATGGTGCTATCAATTTAAGTGGTTCTGACCAACATATATTAGCAACTTCTGAACTAAACGGAACTACTTTGACTGCTTATAAAAATGGAGCAAGCGCAGGAACAGACACCGTTACAGCAGGACTTTCTACTACTACCAATACAACCATAGGAAGAATATCTTTTACTGCGGCTAATTATGTTTCAGGTAGTATTCAAGAAATAATCTTATACGACACTGACCAGTCAGCCAACCGTCCCGCCATCGAAGCTAACATTAACAATCAATACGACATCTACTAATGTATCTAATATACGCAAGCGAAGAAGCCGCCCTAGAGCGTGCAGACGAAGAAGGTAAAGACCGTAACTTCCCCTACTGGACTACTGGAGGAACAACACGCTGGGTGACTAAGCCAGTCCCTACGGCTGACGGTATGTGGGCTTTAGATGTTTCTGAGTATGACCTCGATGAACTTGAGGAGACTTCCACCGTTGACACCTACGCAATCCCTGACACCATCGAAGATAACCCTTAATTACCCCCTTTAACCCTGTCCGTTCCGTAGTGCTCCTTAACCTCAATCGGTGAGATTTTATGACCAACAGAAGGAAGCCCACCGTTCGGACAGGGATTATTTATAAATATACAACATATGAATACTGAAACAGCTCAAGCACTCTACTCCAAACTGGAAGGTAAGCGATACCAATACGTAGATCGTGCTCGCCAGTGTTCCAAACTAACTCTACCCTACATCATTACTGATGAGGGCTTTGGCGCACATAGCCGCCTAGAAACACCCTTTCAAGGCATCGGTGCTCGTGGAGTAAATAACCTAGCTTCTAAATTACTGTTAGCGCTCCTGCCACCTAATGCCCCTTTCTTTCGTCTTAACGTAGACAATCATGGACTAGAACAAGAAGGCGCTCCACCAGAGTTAATCTCTGAGATTGAGAAATCCCTTCAGCAAGTTGAAGAGTCCGTTATGGACGAGATTAGCCGTGAGACATATCGCACTGCTCTCCATGAGGCCCTAAAGCACCTTATCATAACAGGTAATTCTCTAGTCTACCTTCCTGAAGATGGAGGTATGCGTGTGTTCCATCTTGACCGTTTCTGCGTAGAGCGTGACCCAATGGGTAACATTCTCTACATCTGCACCAAAGAGCAACTATCCTATATGTCCCTCTCACAAGAGATGAAAGACATTGCTGGTAACACTGATGGACAAGGCGCTGACAATGACGTCAACCTGTTCACTGCTGTGTGCCGCAAGGAGAATGGATGGAAGGTATGGCAAGAAATCAATGGCAACCTTATTCCTGATAGTGAAGGCTTCTACCCACTAGACAAGAACCCCTTTATCCCGCTCCGCTTCTCCCGCATCGACGGTGAGGATTATGGGCGTGGATACGTTGAAGAGTATCTAGGTGACTTGCAATCTCTTGAGAGCCTCCAAAGAGCTCTTGTAGAAGGCTCGGCAGCCGCTGCTAAGGTACTCTTCCTCGTTAATCCCAACGGCACAACTCGCGCTAAGACACTTGCTGAATCACCTAATGGTGCTATCGCTCAAGGTAACGCTGCTGATGTGTCCGTTCTCCAGCTCAACAAGTTCAATGACTTCCGAGTTGTCCAAGAGAGCATCCAGAAGATTGAAGAGCGTCTCGGTCACGCCTTCCTGTTGACCTCAGGTGTTGTTCGTAACGCTGAGCGTGTGACAGCAGAAGAGATACGTATGCTAGGACAAGAGCTAGAGGTCGCTATTGGTGGTCTCTATTCTTTACTCTCAGTAGAGCTTCAGATGCCTATGGTTAATCGCTTGATGGATGTCATGCGTAAGAAGAAGAAGCTCCCTAAGATGCCTAAGGACATTATCAATCCTGTTATCATTACAGGTGTAGAAGCCCTTGGTCGTGGTAACGATTTACAGAAGCTGGATATGTTCCTAGCTGGTGCTGCTCAAGTAGTAGGCCCTCAAGCCGTAGCTCAATATGTGAGTGTCGGAGAATACTTTAAACGTCGTGCTACCTCCCTCGGTATTAAAACTGATGGATTAGTAAAGACAGAAGAACAAATGGCTCAAGAAGCCCAACAAGCCCAACAAATGCAAATGGCAGAAAAGCTAGGCCCAGCAGGGATCAAAGCTATTTCTGACCAAGCGAAAGTACAACAAGAACAAGCTCCCGTAGAGGAATAAGAGAAATAGAAAATGGCTGACCTACATCAAGTACAGATCAACGAAACAAACGAGGAAGAGAATATCTCCCTAGAAAAACAGGCTGCTATGCAAGAAGAAGCAGCTAACCAGCGTAACCAAACGCTTGAAGCCGACCCCAAAGAGGGCAAGGAAACTATCGAAGAGCAACTTAATGAAGAAGAAGAGGCTACCGAAGAGGAACGTCCTGAGTGGCTTGATGAGAAGTTTGAGAGTCCCGAAGAAATGGCTAAGGCTTACAAGGAGCTTCAGAAGAAGATGTCCAAGCCAAAGGCAGACAAGAAGGCTACAACAGAGGAGCCATCTCCTACAGAGGCAACTACAGGCGCTATTGATGCGGCTCGTGGTGAGTTCGCTGAGGCTGGTGAGTTGTCTGACAAGACCTTTGATGCTCTTGAGGCCGCTGGGTTACCCCGTGAGTTCGTTGAGCAATACATCGCTGGTCAAGAAGCTATGTCTGTTCAGCAAGCTGCTACTATTCAAGAGTCGATTGGTGGCGCTGGAAACTACGAGGCTATGGCTGAGTGGGCTTCTGAGAATCTCGCTGACACTGACCTTGACGCGTTTAACGACATTGTAGAAGGCAACTCAGTAGAGCAAGCCCGTGTAGCTGTTAAAGGACTGTATGCTCAGTTCCAAGCCGCTGGAGGCAAAGGCCCTTCTCTCGTTCAAGGTTCCACTTCAGGTGACTCAGGTGTAAAGCCCTTTGGTTCTACTGCTCAAGTTACTGAAGCTATGCGTGACCCTCGTTATGCCAGTGATCCAGCTTACCGTGAAAACGTAGAAAAGCGGATGTCCGTTTCCTCAATATTTTAAACCAATAAAGTAAATTATTATGAAAGAAATTATCTCATACCTAGTATCTAACGTGGACAGTATTCTACTTACTGTTTCTGCTATCGTAGCTGCCGCTTCTGCTGTAGCTGCTCTCACCCCTACCCCTTCAGATGACGCTTTTGTTGCTAAAGCTTACAAGGTCATTGATTGGCTAGCCCTTAACATCGGTAAAGCTAAAGACAAGTGATAGCTACTGTCGTTCAATTACTAATAGCGTTCCCTAAAATAGGAAAGCTGTTGCTAACGATACGTTCTGAATATGTCAAAGAATTGGCTAATCGTCGTCACGCTGAGCACCGCACTCGTATTGATGAGTGGGTGCGCGACACTGAGACAAAGCAGGATTCCTGAGTTTATAGAGGAGCTAGACCAACACGAGTTTAGTTCCTCTGAGAGGGAAACCATCGGGGACATCCTCGACTACGTTAATGACCTAGAAAACGATGTTAATTAAACTCATACTCGCATCCCTTTTACTGTTTGGGTGTTGCCAAGCAGACACCTCAATAACCCTTAAAGACTTCGTTAAGTTAATCCCTCAGTGGGAAGTCTACCCCGACAGTCCTCACACAATAGTGGGTGACAATGGGGCTGCTTATGGTCACTACCAGATACACAAGGTAATGGTAGATGATTACAACCGTATTACTGGTTCTAAAGCCATTCATACGGACGCCTTTGACCCAGTGGTCGGAGAGCGTATCGCCTATGCTGTTCTGAGCCACTACGCGAAGCACATTCAAGCCTCTGGGATTACACCTACGGCTGACCACATGCTGTTCATCTGGAACGGAGGTGGTGGAGCTTGGAAACGTGTTGAGAACCCACAAGCTGACCAGAAGCAAATCAATCTTAATACCTACAGAAGTAGGGCAACCCCAATAATAAATAACTACATAAATGGCAAAGAGAAAAGGCGTAAGCCTACGGAAAGAACATAAGTCTAAGAGTGGAGGTCTCTCCAAGAAAGGCAGAGACTACTACAATCGTAAGACTGGTTCTAACCTAAAAGCACCTCAACCTAGCGGAGGCGCTAGAAAACGCTCTTTCTGTGCTCGTATGAGTGGTGTCAAGGGGCCTATGAAAGACTCCAAAGGACGTCCTACTCGCAAAGCTCTCGCCCTTAGAAAGTGGAAGTGCTGACCTATGAAAAACTGTGGATGTTCAAAATGTGCTATGAAACGTAAGAAACTAACAATCAAAAAATCTAAACCCAAAAAATACTAATGGCTAAAATATGCCCTAAAGGAATCGCTTGGGCAAAGCGCACCTTCGACAAATACCCATCTGCTTATGCAAACATGGCGGCATCTAAATATTGCAAAGACCCTAATTATGGCAAAGGGCGTAAGAACCTAAAAGTCAAAAAGAAAAAGTAACATGGGAGAACTAGCAAAATGGAGAGCCCAACGCTGGGTTCGTATTGGAACCGATGGAAACATCAAAGGTGAGTGTGGCACTTCCAAGAATAAGAAGAACCCTGACCGATGCCTTCCCATCGCTAAAGCTAGAAGCCTCAGTAAATCAGAACGAGCATCTACAGCTAAAAAGAAAAAGAAAGCTGGCTCTAAGGGTAAGCAGTTTGTTTCAAATACTAAGGCTGCTCGCGTGTCTTTGCGCGTTAATAAAAAGAAATAAACCTTTCGTTCCCATCCGCAAGAAGTAACAGCTTTGCCCTCCGAGGAGGATAACCTAGCGGTGAACCAAGTGAGTAAGAACACCTAACCTGTAACCCCCACTCTGGGAGTTGCTACTAAGTAAACTAACTCAAAAAGAAAAACTAATACAATGGCTAATACAAGTCCGTCCCGTTTGGGACAAGTAAACGGTTCTGGAGACGCAGATAGTCTCTTTCTTAAAGTGTTCTCAGGAGAAATCCTGACTACCTTTGAGGAGCAGAACATCATGAAAGACCTGCACATGGTTCGCACCATCTCGTCTGGTAAAACAGCTCAGTTCCCTGTCACAGGTGTTGCTGAAGCTAAATACCACACAGTCGGTGAAGACATCGTGGACAGCTCTAACAGCTACCTATCCAACATCAAGCACGCTGAGCGCACCATCAACATTGATGACGTTCTGATTGCTTCGACGTTCATCGCCAATATCGATGAGCTTAAGAACCACTACGACGTCCGTAGCATCTACGCTAAGGAACTCGGTAAGGCTCTTGCTAAGCGCTTCGACATCGCAACAATGAAGACTCTCTTCGCTGCTGCTGGTGGTTCGTCCGAAATCGGAGGCAACGGAGGCACAAGCGTCTCTGGTGCTACTACCACAACTGCCGCTGGTCTTGTTGACTCGCTCTACGCTGTGGCTCGCTCGCTTGACGAGAAAGACGCTCCTGAAGAAGGTCGTTTTGCTGTTCTCACTCCAAGCCAATACTACACTCTCCTCACTGCTGACAATGTTGCGATCAATCGTGACACAGGTGGTGTTGGTGATGTTTCAACAGGTAAGATTGCTCAAGTTGCTGGTATCAGCCTCTTCAAGAGCAACCATCTCGACAGCATCATTGCTGGTGGTGATGACTCTGCTGTAGCTACTGGTGATGGCGCATCTAACAATGATGTGTTCGGTGCTGGTGGTACTGGCTACAACGGTGACTTCTCCGCTCTTAGCGGCACTGGTACTGCCAAGGGATTCCTTGCAGGTACTAAGGAAGCTATCGGTACGGTTAAGTTGCTCGACCTCGCTACAGAGTCCGAGTACCAAATCCAACGCCAAGGTACCCTGTTCGTTGCTAAATATGCAATGGGCCACGGTGCTCTACGCCCTGAGTGTGCCGTTAAGGTTCTCCCTGCGTAAGTAATACCAATTAATCTGAGACCCCTTGGGACAATCCCCTTGGGGTCTCTTTTTAAATCCCTTTAACTTTATATAAATAATATGCCTACTACTACAATCTCTACGACTCTCCTTGAGTCTGTAAATATCGTCCTTGCTAACCTAGGTGAGTCGCCAGTAAACTCTCTTTCTGGTGGAGCTCTTCCACAGCAAGTGTCGCTGGCGTTAAACACCATTGAGGAAGTAAGCACTGACATCCAGTCTAAAGGCTGGTGGTTCAATCAACAAACAGCAAGCGCTTATGATGAGACTGCTGATATTGTCATACACCCAAGCAGCGCCGCTAATGTGTGGAGCTCAGACATCCCAGAGGAAGCACGACGTTACATCACAATCCGCGCTTCTCGTATCGCACAAACGCGATTAATCGGCTCAGAAGAGCTACAAAAATTTAGTTACAACGAAGAGCTAGTTAGTCTAGCTATCCTCCAACAAGCCCACGTCCGTAACTCTAACGGTGTTCTAGACTTTACAGCCTTCCCCGTAGAGCTGAGAAGCCTCGGAATGGACGAGGTTATGTTCCTACAGGGGAACGTAGAAGAGAAGATTGGAACCCTACGTCTTGGGGGTGAGTTAGCTACTATAGCAAAGACTAAGGCTGAGACCGAACTTATAGTCGACCAAGAAGCCTTAGTTACTCAGCAAGCCCTCACAGAAACTGAAGAGACCCTTAAACGCACAGCTGAGAAAGACCTCCTAGTAGCTCAAGAGCTTAAGGTAGACGCTGAAAAACTTTTAGTCGATGCACAAGCTACAACCGAAGGTTCTCAGCAAACGGCACTTGGAGCACAAGCTACAAAGTCTACCGCAGAGGGAACTTTAGCAACAAACCAAGCGGCATTAGTAACTGCCCAGAAAGACCAATTAATTGCTCAGACTGCTATCGAAGCCACCGCCGAGAAAGCCTTCTTTGATGGCGTGGTTGCTGGCACTCAGAATACATACCGAGACTTTGCCGCAGAGATGCGTATGATGGGTGTTCAAGAAGCCCAATTTCAAGGAACTCCTGCTTACAAAAAGGTAGAGCTTCTATCCGACGCCACTAAGCTACGCACATCTACAGCTACAGAGACAGGCTCAGATGCCACAGAACTCTCTGAGGTCAACAAGGTGATGCGCTTTATAGGAGAGCGTCCAGTGACATCCCTCAACTCCAACTCCCTAGCTTCCGAGTGTGTTCGCCTACTACGTGACACAGACAGAGAGTTACAAGGACGTGGATGGTGGTTTAATACTGAGAAGGACGTAGAGCTTACGGCAAATGGCTCAGGACAAATCACAGTGCCTACAGACGCCCTTTCGGTAGAGTTAAACGCCTACGCAACTCGTATTAAAACAGTGGGTGGTGTTCGTTACCTCTATGACCTCAAAGAGAAGTCATATACTTCTTGGAGCGACACAGTAAAAGCTAAGGTAATATACCAACGGCTCCTTAAAGATACACCAAGTAAATACCTAGAGTACCTCAACGTCCGTGTAGCTATCCTACTGACTGAGCTTTACCCACAAAGCGGTGTAGACATCCAGCGCCTTCCTAAGATGGAACTAGAACTACGAGCTTACTTTAAAGACCGTGAGTTTGATGAAGCTAACTACTCAGTCTTTGACAACTATGACGCAGCCTCCAGAATTGGTATCAACCGTAACTACGATCTAGCATAATGCCCTTAATAAATACTTCAGTTCCTAACCTTATCCAAGGTGTATCCCAACAACCAGATGCCACTCGTTTCGATGGCCAATGTGAGGAGCAGGAAAACGCTCTTAGCTCTGTTGCGAGTGGACTAAAGAAACGCCCTAACACGCGCCACGTAGGTAAGTTACTTGATACTGAAATTACTGCGAATAGCTTTGTTCACTTTATTGATAGGAGCGATGAAGAGAAATACTGCATCACTCAAGACGGAAATACTCTACGAGCGCATAATGCTTTAACGGGTGCGAAATGTAGCATTACAGAGCAGGAAACATCCGACTTCACTATAAGTAACAACGATGTAGATACGACAGGTACCTATCTTGATACTACAGAGGCAAGAAAAAGCATCAAGCCGTTGACTATAGGTGACACTACTTTTCTTTTAAATACCAATAAGCAGACCTCCCTTAACTCAACAGAAGAAACTACTGATTTAAGTTCCGAAGCCTTAATCTTCATTAAGCAAGGCGATTACAACAAGAAGTATGGTTTTAAAATTGAAGGTGTAAATAGAACAGGATCAGGAGAGATGGCGAGAGTTAGTATAGTTTCTGGTACAACTTTCGTAACTGGTGTGGGTGACGTATTAACAGTTCAAGAAGCACCAGCTACCAGTTCCCTTCCTAGCTGGATATTAGATGGAGGAAGCGGCTTTGCTGAAAATGACATTGTAAACATAACTCTTGTCGGTCAAGGAGGTGTTGACGTCTACGCGGAAGCAAACAACGGGGAAGACCAAGGAGATTTCATTGAGACTGTTACTCAATACCTTACTTTGTATGAACAGCCTACGATGAAAGTTTTGACTGTAGATGCTGATGGCGCTATATTGACAGCGGTAGTTGAGAACGGCGGAGCTTTCGCCTATGAGGAGTCGCCTATAGTATATGGTGATTTAAGTTCAACCTTTTGGCGAGCGCCTTATGTTGCTAGCTCAAATAACACAGCCACTGATGCGACTGGATCACCCGCTATTATCAATATTAAACAAGAACAGAAT